CGACTATCAGCTTCATTTTTGCTCCTTTATTTGATTAAATTTATCACTGTGACCGCGATCAATATGGCCGCGGCAATGATCATAAAAGTCTTAGTTGATGTTTTCATTTTTTTACTCTTTTTAGCGGATGAAACGCCCATACTGTTTTAAGCACCTTTTTATCCTCGCTCTCGATAAATTCGTGCCAATTTTCGGGATTTGCGCCGGCTATATCCATGAGCTTCCACCCCACGTAAATGCGGCAATAAAAGCCGCTTAAAAATCCCGTGTATCTTATCTCGCGGTAGTAGCAAAACCGCTCGCGGCCGTCTTTAAGACGACACTCTACCTTGCAAAAACCGTTTTTGCGCCCTTTGTTTTGCGTAATAAGCACGTCGCCTTGAGTGACGATGCTAGCAGGCTGCACATCTAAGACTTTGACGCCCAGATATTTGACGCTAAAATAGCCTATTCTATTGCGCAAAAGCCAGCAAAGGCGCGCGAAATACGTGCGGTTTTTAGGGGGCGGGAAGTGATCCCGTCTCCACCCGCCGTCGCCGTTGATCGCAGCGCTTTGTCCGTCGTAGTAGTCGTCCGCATCCTCAAACCAGCGAAAGCAGCGCGGCAGATGGTCGTCGCTTTCTTTGACGAATAGAAGCGCGATCGGCACCACGAAAAAGGCAAGTATCTCAAGCGGGAGCTCTATTGCAAAGTTCCTAGCTACCGTTAGCCATTGTTTGGATGTCGGTTTCATTTTAGCCCCTTTAGCTCTTCGTAAGGGATGGTTGTTTCGTAGAAACAATTACCAATAAAATCTCTAGGTTTTGCCAAAAATGCTATTTTTAGCCCCTTTTCGGTTTCTTCCCCGCTTAAAATTAGCACCGGCAATCTGATAGGTTTTTTACCGTCTACAATATCAAATAAGTCGGTGTAAATGCTGTCTTCACTCATGTTTTTAATAAGATCATCTAGGCTATACATGCCGGATCTTTGTTTTGAAAAATCAGTTAGTGGCTTATTGCGTCGCAAAATATATCTCGTTCCTCTTAGTAAACATATATCCTCTTGAATCGCCTCTACCGGCTGAATAGGAATATCTACTTGAGTCTTATTTTTAACTAGAACTCCAAAATTTCGCTCGCTAGTATTGTCGTCTTTATACCTAAAAGCGTAAATATCGCTACCGTTTTTATAATAGTTGCTTCTCATTGAAACAGTATTGGCAATATTAATTTTAATCGCTTTTATGTCGCCTTCTTTTAAAGGCAGATCATTTGCCGATGCCTCGGTTATCGCAAATTCATCGCTAACCTTATAGACTTTTGATATGCTGGCGCCATCCTTGACGACTATAAAGTCCTCGATAAACAATAGATCATTGAAGTTGGCCTGCGTTTTGATAGTTTTGCTAGTTCCGACTACCGCAATCGTATTGTTGCTACTGTCGGCTCGTATAAGCGGATATTTTGGGGATATGTATATATCACTTACGACCTTATCGGCATAATTCGATATATAAGTCCATTCATTTTTTGGGATATTGTATTTCCAAAGTTTTTTATTTACGGATTGACAAAAATAAACATCGTCTCCTATTGTAAAAAGTATCCTAAATGTTCCGCCGGTCTGATTTTCGTCAAGTTTACTAATTTGCTTATACGGTTTTGTATAGGCCGTAACGCCGGCCGACACCGGCTTATTGCTACTACCGCCCTCATTTACTACGAGATATTTGTCTTTTATGCTTACAAGCCCGCCTTTTGTAATGGGATATGTATAAGGATCTTCTAGGCAGAAAAATTTATATGAAATTTTATCGCTCGTCGGATCTTTGATAAATTTATTTAAAAATTCTCCCTCCTCGGCGCTTTTTTGATTTTTGTATTTTTCAAAATCCTCTATTTTCAGGTAAACCTCATCGTGATTGTGCGTCTTTGGCGCATAAAGCTCGTTTGCCTTAGTCTCTACCAAAGCGGCGTCAAATTTAGTATCGACGTATCGGCGGGATGCAAATTTAGAGCTTTCTTCGACGGTCAAATTTATAACGCCGGTATCGCTTAGGGCGATATAAAAGTTTATCGTTAGGTCTTTCGCCGCACCCTCGCTTAAACGCGGCTTGATCGTCTCGGGCACGTTTGCGACGGCAAAAAGCTTATCGTCTGCGCCGTAAATGCCTACCTGCCTGATAACAAATCCGCCCACGCTAGCCTCAAGTATGCCCTGAACTATTACGATATTTGCATCATCCTCTTTGACTCTAATATCGCTAATGCTAAATTTTTGCGCCTCCTCGGGCAATGTCTCCCACTCATCGCTTATGACGTCTTTGCTTTGGCCTACGCCCATTTTCGTGAGGCTGATTTGCACTTTATCGGCGATAGCCTTTGAGATCGCCGCTTTGCCTAGTTTCGTGATTATTGTTGCGTATGACACTTTTTCTCCTTTGTCTAAATTTTGATTACTTCGTCTATCGTTACCGCGCCGCCGCTAAATCTTGCGGCGGTTGATCGCGCGTTTAAGATCTCGCTTTGCATCGGCGGTAAATTTACGTCCTCGATAAATTCGCAAATTACCCCGCCGAAACGCTCTAAATTTATTAAAATATCTTTGACCTTGTAGGGATAAATGCTAACTTGCTCGCTTTGAGCATAAGCCGCGCTCGTATTAACCGGCGCGCTTGACGCCATTCCCGGCGATTGGATCGGGAAAATCTCCATTTTTTCCGTATCTGCGGCATTTGCCCCAAGATAAACTTCGCTTCTTGCGTTCCTAATAAGGTTAAATCCTTTAAAAACGCTGCGGACGTTTTTATAGCGTTGCACGACGGTATCGAGCTTTTTGTATCTCGTCTCGTCCGTGCCGTCGTCTTTGAGATCTATTTCTACCTTAAAACAGTAAGGCTCGCCGTCGTAGCTAAACCACTCAAGAATCCTAATATCAGCATAAAACGAGCGCAATGCTTTGTTTAGGCTATAAAGGGTGCCCGAGTAATAATGTATCTCAAAGGCATTTTTAATGAGTTTTCTAGCTGAATCTTCGCCAAGTCCGTCTATATCCACATCAAAGCTATCGGCTAAGATAGGTAAAAGAGGCGTCGGACAAGAAGTAGCCAAGATGTTTATTGAGCCAAGGTCGAGCTCATTAAGCCTGACATCAAAAAACTCGTCAAATTTCTTATCAAATTTGCTTTTGTGTCCGGGAAGCATCGTCATAGTTCTGCCTTTGCATACGATAGGTTAAAGCTTATTCTGACAAAGCTATCCTCGTCTACTTTGGTATCTGCAGTCGGAGCGGCTAAATTTACGCGGTACACTCCATTTTTATGTAACATAGAGTAGATATAGCTCAAATTTAGGTCTTCGCCTAGTTTTAGACTTTTTCTAGATGCTTTTATTTCTTTGTCTATAATATCTTGCAAAAACATGTCGGTAAGCTCCAGCGTCGCTTTGATTTCTATGTCTTTGATTCGGGCGTTTTTGACTACTACCTTGTCGGTAAATGGCCTCACTTTCTCGCCGCTTAAATACTCCGCTACGCTAGCGCGCGTATCCTCGCTCATATCTGAACTTTTTAGATAAATTTGAACTACTCCCGGCCCGCCGTTATTAACGCTGCACTCTATTACCTTTGAATTCGCGCTTAAAACGTGATAGACGTAGGCCTTTGCGCTTCCTGCAGTGCTAAATCTTTCAAGAGAAAGTACCGCTCTTTCCCTTAGTCTTTCGTCGCTTTCTACCTCTGCGCCACCGCTAAAATCGCTTAGTTGCTTTGCTTTCAACACGAAAGGGAAAGGCGTTTGGATATATTCGCACTTTACGGGGCTTGATTTTATAAATTTATCAAGCACCGATACGGCCGTAGTTTTTAGTTCTCCTTTTTTGACGATCGCCGTTTCTTTGACGTAGGCGACGTCGCCGTTGTCGCTAACTAAAACGCTTCCGGCCGGAATTATCGTATCCGCATCCCTATGGGTTGAAAGCGAAAGCTCGATACCGGCCGTCGGCTTTTCTCCTTTTAGCCGCTCTATGCCGTATATCGCTACGATATTATCAAGATCGCTTCCGCTTGAAAAAG